GTGAACAAGAAGCGTTTGAATTGATATATAGAACAAAATTTATCTATGATAACCTTCCAAAATGGCTGAAACCGGAAATCGGAACTGATAATAAACGGGAAATATCGTTTAATAAATTGAAATCCCGGATATTCTCAATACCGAATAATCCGGCGGCAGTACGGACTTATTCGCCCCGCCGTGTTATATGGGACGAAATGCCTCATACACCATTTGATGGTGAGATTTGGAATGCTGTACTGCCGGTAATTGAAAAAGATGGTAAGTTTGTTGGAATCGGTACCCCGAATGGACCGTATACTCAACATGCTATACTCTGGCTGGATAAAAATAATGATTTTGTAAAACTGCCGATTAGATATACTCTCCACCCTGATAAAAATGAGGAATGGAAAGCAAAACAGAAGGCGCTGTACTCTCGTGAAGTTTGGAATAGAGAACAGGAGTTAGATATCTCGGCTGGTACTGAATTGATATACAAAGATTTTGCTCCTGAAAATATAAGTAACGTGTTAGACGATTACTCTCTCTATCCTATCTATCGAACTATGGATTTTGGATTTCATACACCGGTTTGTATCTGGGCATATCTTAAAGATGGAATATTAATTCCTTTCGCTGAATGGTATGGAGAAGATAATACGATAGAACAAATGGCGTTTCAGGTGCTTGTTATAGACGAACAATTACATATTACTGAAAATGAAATTACTATGACGTATGGAGATCCAGCCGGTGAAGCGGTTACTGATGAGGGACTCTCTGCCGTTGATAAAATAAGAAAAGTTATACCGGATTTTAAATTCGCTTCTCGGAAATCTAATATTTTACCCGGTGTTGATACAGTACGGTCAAAAGTTAAAGATGCTAATAATGATGTCTGGCTGAAAATTTATAAATCTGGCAATCTACTTCATATTTCTATTTATGATAAAGGTTGCCCTCGATTGATAACTGATATACAGAACTACCGTAAATGTGAGAAGTCTGAACTACCGTTTAAAGATGGTATTACGGACCATGGTAATGATGCTCTCCGATACCTCTGTATTGGAATCTACGGTACAATTACTGAACTTGATGTCAATTCATTACTCACTGCTAAAGTGGTTGGAGTACGACAATGTTTAATTGGTTGAGAAAAAATAAAGAGAAAGAAGTAGAGAGAAGTAATGTCGGTACGCTTATTACTGAGGATTCTCCCTCTAAAGACCGTTTTATTAAGCGCCCTTTGTCTGAACTTGATGATTATAGATATTTTTCCGATATGGACACTTTTTTCCGGTATTTGGCAAGAGAAGTAGTTGTTATTGCAAATTGTATCCGTCGCTGGCAATCACTCTGTTCTACTCGCTCCCGATACGAATTTGAAGGTTCTGAATCAGAAGTTAAAAAAGCAAGAGAATGTATTGAGAGACTCGGGGAAAAATTGTATTCGGAACAAGGAATACAAAAAGACGGAATCCAGGTACTTACCGATTCGTTTTTTACCGAAATGTTTACGGTCGGACGGTTTGGCTTTTCAGTAGTACCAGAGCCTAGTGGTAACGGTATTAAACAGATTAGACAGTATGATACGTATAATGGGATTCAGTGGGTAGAAATGGAGAACGGTCAAAAATTGCCGTTTGTTGTGGTAGACGGTAATTTAAACCCTCTACCTCCATATTTCTATTACAATGCTTTTAATCGGTCGTTTAAATTTCCTGCCGGTCATTCGTTACTCTGGACCATTGAATGGGTTGCCCGTGTAGAGGAACAGTTATTACTCGATATGGCGGTCTCTACTCATAATATTGGTAATCCTCGTATGCATATGAAAATTAAACCGCCGTCTATTTTACCCGGGGAAAATCAGAAGCAATATCTTGCCCGTGCTGATAAATATTTTGACGATACCGTAGAGAAATTTAAAACGATAGAAGTAGACGATAATATTTTCACCTGGGATTCTATTGAAATCGAAATTATCGGAGCGAAAAATGCAAAGGGGTCGTATACTTTTAAAGAGAATATAGAGGTTGCTGCAGAAGAAATTATCGGAGCATTCGGTCTCTATCCATGGATTGTTGGATTCTCTCACGGTGCAACAAAAAATTGGGTCGAGGTACAGTTTAATACGTTGCTAACAGATATTAAAAATTTACAAAATGACGCTTCTTCTATTGCTGAGTATATAGCAAATTTGGAATTAAAACTGAACGGTATTAAAGCAGTCGCTAAATTTTTGTACTCCGAAAACCAAAATCCTAATGTGCATAGAATAAGACAGGCTGAAGCAACGCATTTTGATACGGTACATAAAAAAGTGCTGACCGGATATATAGATAAAGATACTGGAGCTCGTGAACTCGGTTATATATTACCATTTAATCAAGAGATTGTTAATTTAAACAAAAAGGACGTGAACAATGGGAAAGAAAAAGACGGTGATAGAAACGGTATCGAAAACGACAACAACAACGGTCTGTTGCCCGAATTGCAAAGTTATATTTCATCCAAATCCGAAAACGGATGAGTGCCCGCGTTGTCATTCCGTTGTTAAAATAACAAAAAAGGGGACTTTATATGCCGAAACTATTATGTGAAACTTCCGGTATTATTGAGCAATGTGTTGATAGTGAAATAGAATCCGATATACAAATTATCAATTCGCTTACTCCGTCACCGCCGAAAATTATAACGGTTTCGGATATCTATGTGAAAAAATGTTGGCTGACAGGGGACGCTGTTAATTTGAAGTATGGGCGGTTTCATATTGAAGATATGCCGAAGTTGCTAAATCTTGTACAAGGTGCTCCGCTGATGGAAATGCATAATACCGGTGGTTTGTTTAAAGGTCGGGGAACATTACCAATTGGACGGTTCTTTGGCGGTTCTATTGAGAAAAAAGAAGTTAATGGTGAAACAGTTACCTATGTCGTTCCGAAATTCTATTGGATGGTTGCGCATAGCGGTGCCAATGATTTAAAAACAAACATTGAAGGTGGAATTTATACAGAAGCGTCTATTGGATGGACTTATAAGGTTAATATTTGTTCAATTTGCGGAAAAGACATTATGGAGTGCTCTCATGTACCTGGTGAGAAGTACAAAGGCGCTCTCTGTTTTTACTGGTACCAAAATCCTATCTCAGTACTCGAAGGTTCTATTGTTTACCGTGGTGCTCATCCTGGAACTCAATTTGAGAATAATGAGTACGATGGAAAGATTAAGAAGAAGTACATTACTGTAATTAACAATGGAGTAAAAATGAAGATTGGAGTCATTTGATGTCTGAATCTGAATACAATGAGCTTATGAAAGAAGTATTGTTTGTGAAAAAAGAAGTACAAACAATAAATATAAAATTGTTTGACCATGAGCATGGTATTGCCGTTATGGTACATGATAATACAGTAATGAGAAAATTAATTGAACAGGAAGACACTATTAATAAAGCTAATGTAGCGGCTGTATATATTGACAGTACAAAAAAACATCTGTTTTATATCTGGTCTGCTATTATAAGTGGTATTGTAACAGCTGCAATCTATCTATGGGAAAAAGCGAGAAATTAATATGCCAAAGTATTTTAAACGAGAAGATTTTGCTTGTCCTTGCTGTGAACAGAATTTAATTAGTGATAAATTGATAGATATGTTAGATACAGCTCGAGAAATTGCCGGTATACCGTTTGTAATTACTAGTGGCTACCGTTGTAAAAATCATAATGCACTTACCCTCGGCAGTTCGCCGGATTCTTCTCATATAAAAGGCTTGGCTGCTGATATAAAAGTGAGAGATAGTGGTGAACGATGGATCATTGTATTCGCTCTTTATGCTGCTGGATTTAAAAGAATAGAGGATGCTGCTATTTGGGTGCATGGCGATATAGATTCCGATAAACCTCAGAACGTATTATTCAGAAAATAGGAAATTATTATGCGGTTGCGTATACCGATTGGGAAAATAATAAAAGTTGTTACGGTTATCTATCCGATTATAAAAGCGATTAAGAATAAAAAAACTATAACTATTAATTTAAACAAACCACTGAATTATGAAAAAATAACAGTAAAGGAAAAATCTATGGGAAATTTATTGAAGACTAAAACGTTCTGGGCGGGAATCGCTCTTATTGCTACCGGTATTCAGCAATGGCTTTCTGGAGACCAGCACACCGGTTTACAATCAGTGCTTGCCGGTTTTGGACTTATCTTTCTCAGGGACGCTGTTCGGAAATAACTGTAATTGATTGTTTAATAAAAACGTTAAAGCAGTTGTATTTAACCGTTCTAATTGATGGAAAAATGAGATAAATAGCTTGTCTTTGGCTTGTATATCGTAGGGAAAAGAATAGAGAGCGATCTTTCGCACTAATATTTGTTTATCTGATAATTGTAACTCATCACCGGATAAAATCCAGTCGAGAGTCTCTTGAGTTGTTTCCATTGTTGTATCTCTTTCATTTTAAATGTATGTTTTTTGATATGCTAAAAACATCTTGAATTGACAGTCAGTAATGTATACGGTACCTGTCAGGAATTCTACTCGATTTACTTTCCCATTCCTACCACACAATCTTGAAAAATAGAGAGATAAACCGTTTAATGTTAATTGGCTTAATCATTATTTCTCCTCAATGTCAATGGTAATGGATTCGACGTTATGGGGTATCGGTCTTATATCATCATAATAATCACGGTGAGTTGATACACATTTATCCCAATTACTTAAATATACTCTTCCGCAATGAATGCAAACATACCAACTACGACCTTTAAGATTATTCGTGGGTCTTTTAACCGTGATTTTTGACATTGAGAACTCCTTTCAATAGCTTATTTCATTATTAAATAAGCCACTGCATTTTTTAAATAGTATGTGTATACTTTAGAATTTTTGTGATTAAGAGCACATTCTATAGCATTCTCTTTTTTTAAATGCTTATGCCCACAACTCCATATGACATTACCATTTAAACTTCTTTCTTTTGTAGTATAGTATTTCACCTCAAACTCCTTTCAATTTATGTTCTTTATAAAAATAATCTATATTAATTCTAAATATATATAACCCCCCTCGTTTCGATTTTTCCCAAAAACACGCCCAAAACATATTTTCATTTGTATCTTGCAATGAACAAACTATATCTTCATTTCCACTCCATCCGCCGGTAGCAAGTCTCAATTTCAATACCTTTTTACCTGTCAATTTGAAACTTCCATAATGAGAATTCCATACATCCTCAAGAAACGTAAGAAACTTTAACATTTCTCCTTTGCTTGTCATTTTCCATTCGGATATGAATTTCAAATCCGATTCAGATGGATATTCGCTCACCTCAAACTCCTTTCAATAGCTTATTCACCGCAAATAAAACCACGTTATTACCAGCCCATAAATTCAGGTAAATTTTTATATTCCTCAAGTGTATACCGGCTAAACGTGAGTATGAATTTTTCATCTGTTATAGGTTCGGATTTGGGAAAATCTTCAGCAATTTGTTGAATTTCTTCCCCCAATTTTTCGATAGGTACACAATAGTTACTACCTAAAACTGCGTGGGTTATGTGTACGTATAATGTTTTTTCGTTCATTGGTTATACTCCTTTCAATAGCTTATTCACCGCATATAAAACTACATTAAATAATTTCAATTCTGGAATATGCTACTTGTGATATGATTAAACTTAATCCACAATTTTTACAAGGAAAGGATTCTAATTCTAATCCCCCTTTCCCAAATTGTCCACCACTTCCGCATAAACTTATAACTTTAAAATATGTTCCTTTAGGCAAAGAACCATATCCATTTTTCAAATCAACAAGACTTTTAACTGTCTTGCCAATGTAATCGTGTTTACGTTTTAAAATTGTCATAGTATAATCCTCGTAATTTTGTCAATTGTAAATAGCATAATGTTCCCCAAAATAAATACCAGATAAATTACCTCTGGATTAATCCATCCGGTATAAGTTAATTTATGTGGATTCATTTCATAGTCTTTATAACAATGGTATAAATATTTAGCAAACCATTTATTGAATGGTAAACATTTCATCCATTCTTCATCATCTTGCAGGTCAAACCATTTGTAGTCTGGATTTTTCAAATGCACCAGTTTCTTGAACCACTGGTAAAATATGCTCTCGGCATTGCAGAAGACCAGCCACCAGTAAGCAATGGCTGACGGTAATCCTAACCAGTACCACGTGAATATTATTCCCGCTCCATTGAGAACGTAACTCCAGCGGATTCTGTACCACCGCCCGCCGGGAATCGAATCCTTCCAAAAGTTTGGAATATACTTCCAACCGGCTCTTGGATTATATGGACAATTTTCATCAATTCGTTTTGGCAGTAGTTTCACATACCATTCTTTGACCGCAATATCAATGAGTGGTACGCCGAGCATCACTGTGTAGATTAACCAGAAGTTCATTAATATTCCTCCCTTATTTTTTGATATATTTATGTTCTATATTTGATTTTATTATATATAAAACCAAAAACCAATAAATTGCAAATGGTATATGATAGTAAAATCTATAAAGAAAACATCCAATATAGACATAGCAACTAATCATTGCTATCTGAATTATAACTAAAAATAAATATTTCATATTACCATCCTAACTCTTTTTTGAGTATCTTTAGTTTTTTTTCAAGAAGGCGGTCTACTTTAGCCATTGTTATGTTAGCATTATCTCTATTAAAAAAATACCAATTCTCGTTAATTCCACCGGACCATTTTTCTTTAAGTTCACCTTCAATTACTGTGTATGTTATATCAACCATACAAACGATAAGTCCTTCACCCAAAATTTTAACATAATGAGAAGAAGAGTCTTTTTTCCATTCAGTCATATTACCCTCTCAATGTTTAGCGTGTTCAGGACAGTAAACTTTATCGTCCTTATATTGCCAATCAGAATAATCACAATTATTTTCTATAGTCTCTATGACATCCTCTATTGAATACTATCACATTGGGTATTATAAATTCCATCATAGTCTAAATTTCCAACCCAGTACCATTTACAGTATTTTCTTCTTGTTTTCATATTAAGCTCCATAAACGGTTGTATAATTGATTCTCTGTGTCCGCTTCCGCTTCAGCAAGTGTATTGTAATTTATGTCTGAAAAATTATTACCTTTCTCTTGCATAATTAAACAACAGGTACCATTAACATATCTTGTTATATGCAAACGATAACCGCAATGATAGGCAATATCTCCAATCCACTTAATCTCTTCATCTGGATTCCACCCCTTTGCCCGCAGGATTCGCTTAATACAGTCCTGCTTATATTCAGTTTCAGCTATAAACATCGCCTCAGAAATTGAAGCATACTGTTTCAAACAATAATATCCAATCTTTTTACCTTTCTCAAAATAAACTCTAATGTGGGAGTCAATTTTGAGTCCATAGTGAGCACCATCTTTTCTCCACTTCATCGTGCATTTATTCTTTTCCATATTATCCTCTTTACTTTCCTTTTATTCTTCAAAAGCTGGTAATGATTTTATCAATTCACCAGATAAAAATTTCTCTGACAACGTTCTCTTTTCAGCCGGCAAATATAAATATGGCATTAATATCTGTTCTGGTTTGCACATACCTGTTTCAATGATTGACAGCTGAGCGTGTATCCAATCCTTCATAACCCGCCAAGCGATATTATATGCTTGCTCTTGAAAATCTGCTATTTTTTTCTGTGTCCGTGAATGATTATTGTTATATTCTTTTGTAATAAATTCCTGAACGCTTTGGATATATATTGGTAATTTGAACGGCACTTTTTTATTATCAATTATTATAGTAAATAAAAGAGTAGAATACTGATTATTTTCTACTTGTTTCATAATTTCACGAGCACCGAATTTCATTAAAATAGACTCAATTTCTTGAATAGATTTATGAGCTGAAATCGTTGTTGTGTAATTTTTTATATTCACGAATTATTCCCTCTCAACTTTCCTTGATTGTTCAAGAGCTTGCGTTGCTGCCTGCTCACCCTGCAACACTTCGGCTTCCGCTTGCTCAATCTCGGCTTGTGTCAGATAATTTAATTCTTCTTTATTCATTTTGATTTCCTCCGGGTTATATACTGAAATAAAAAACCGATTGTAATAATACTGAGAAAAATAAGTATCATTGTACCAATCCGTTCATTTTTCCTGGATTCAAAAAACTTAATAAGCGCTTCGTTTTTGGTTAATTCAAATTGCAACGAATCTATTTTTGACTGTATAATACGTAAGCTGTCAAATAATTGGTTATACATAGATTATTTTTTCTCTCCTATCTGAAAACATTGTTTAATATGATTCGGTATTAATCCTAAATTCTCAAATATTAGTTTTTTAATCTGACTATCAATAAAATATACGTCACAATAGTCTGTTTCAGACCGGACCCCTCGCCCGATGGATTGAATTAACGTTTGAATCGTAGTGCATTTATACCAAAATTTACCGATGGCACCACTATTGTAAATACGCTGAGAAACCTTTTTATCGGCAAGAGATTCATAAGGACATTTAGCAACTATAATGAACCGGGTATAATCATCATCGAATGAAACTCCTCGTTCCATAGACGGTGAAACCATTATGAGCGGTTTGGTTGAATTCTTAAACTTCTCTATCTGTTCATAACGGTCTTTTGTATTATGGGTGATAAACCGACGGTACAGTAACTTGTTCCCCTGATTATACTCTAATATCTTATCGCGGAGTTTGTAAGAAGTACAGTGTATCAATCCTTTTTCCTTTGGATATTGTAAACATATAGATTCGATTTTTCGGCAGATTGTAAATACATCTCGGTCGAAAGTTTTGTACGATAAATCGCCGGCAATCTGAAAGTATATCGGTCTATTCTCCGGAGGAAACGTAGAGGGTACCTGTATATACTGGATTTCAGATTTATCTATACCGATTAATTGAGAGAATACGTTTATCGGTGGAAAAGTAGCAGACATCATAATAATTTTATCAGTTATATAACGGAATAGATACTCAGTACTCATATCACCAGTAATCCATAATGGCTGAAATAAATGACGTTTCCCGCTATAACGGCTTTCTTCTTCTTTATATAACCAGGAATCGTCTACGTATTTTATAAATGATTTGAGTCTATTCATTAAACCGCTAAACTGTTTATATGCACGTGAAACCTCAATATCTTCTTCACTAGTAATTGTATCAATTAGGTCTAATTGTTGTTCTAATTCTTTTACTAATATAACTACGGCTTGTAATGCATCACCAGCAAACTTTTTCCAATCAGTAATCGAATGAATAGATTGAGTAGTACGGTATTTTGGAGCTCGTATTCCTAAGCGTTGAATGTCACGGTCGGTTATTGATAGAGAAATAAAATCGGTCAATAACGTCTCTATCATATCAGCCTCATCGAATATACCGATTGGAATGTTAGCAGTAGCGAAAGATCCTGCATAATTAGTCTCGGTAATAAAGTAGGCATAGTTCAGTACTCTCAATGGATGTTTGAGCACTTTATTCTTCTGAATTTTATACGGACAGAACGAACAAGATTTCTTATGCAGCTTCGGACACATATCGGTTGTTTGAAATGGATTTACTCCGCATTGATAATTAGACCGTCCTTTGAGTATTTCAAACTCGGGGAAATCGGATTGTAGTTGTTCTTGTAACGCCTTACTGTGTACTAAGTATACCATTGATTTATACATATTACCGATGATTGTACCAATTAAAGATTTGCCGGAACCGGTCGGTGCTTCTAACACAATGTACCGTTTATCGGATTCCAATAACAATTCGATTGCCCGCCGTTGATACCGCCGAAAACTTTTATCTACAAAATGAGAGAAAAAGTCTTTTGACTGTTCAATGGTTTCAAAATTATGTTCAGCGTAATTTTTAAACTTATTGTCCGACATTTGCGTTAAAACCTCTGATTTTGTATACCAGCATTTTTTCCTGGTATACAAATTATATTATGTAAACCTCAAAAATAATAAATTGTATTTTTTTAATAACTGCTGTTTTTGATAGAAATTGAGCACGAATTTGTATATCTGTGTATATGGTATATTGGTATATTGGTAAATTGTATATTTGTATTTGGTATCACGGAAATTAGGGCAGTTCCGTATATATATATTGTATATATATATAGAGAATACTCTACAAACTGGGGTTATTAAGTATTGCAAATATTTCATTCGATATACTCTCGATTTTTTGTACAACTTCGGTTTTGTCTTTGAGGTTCGACCGGATTATTTCTTCCTGTAAATTTTCGGCTTCTAATTGAAGTTCACTGAGTCGTTGTTTCTTCCGAATCTCATTGAGCATTTGTAATTTGTTTTCTAATTGGGAAAGAGAGCCGTTGACTTCTTTGTCCTCTTTTAATATCTGTAATAATACTGAACACCCTACGGTAAATATAATTCGGTGGAGTATGGAGTTATTCTGCCGTTTGCCAGTCTTCGGGTCCCGTAACCAACCATCCGGTATTAAAGAACATATTTCTGCAAATATATCTAATGCGAACGGCATAACCCGATAATGAATTGTTTCAGAATGTCCATTTTTGTCAGTTCCCGAAATACCGTACAGCATATAGTTCCGTATTGTATGTTTGAAATCTGTCCATGTCCAGTCCTGTGTCTCTTTTCCTCTGGTACCGATATTACCTTTTTTAGTCATTAGATTGTCTTTTGGTTATAGTGTTGATTTTTATCTGTTCTAAATAATCCAATATTTCTTTAATAGACGAAAAATAGAGAGTTTGAACATTAAAATCTTTTATTCTCCTTTTTTTTCGTTTTTCTTTAAATAGATTTGTCTGGTGGTATTCCATAATAATGGTTTATATTCCTTCGTAATATTATATACGAATAGGTTAAATGGTCAAGTATAAATTGTTCTAAATCTGTACGATGTCTACTCCAGTAAATATGTAAACCATAGAGTACTCGTGCTTGTTTGAGAAAACCTCGTATGGATTCTACAGATATCGAACTGAAAAACGGTACATCGAACGGATTGTCAGTTTCTATTACGAGTGCTGCAAAAAAGAACTTTTGGATTAATTCCAGCTTCTCTGCGGTACGTTTGCGGTCTACCCCTATGTAGGTAAGGAAATCGCTTGTTTGTTTCCTCTCAATCGTTACCATTGATTCAAAGCCCTGTATAGAATAGTCACCGTGATGTAATACTTTTGACATGCGGGGTACTTCTGAATTCTGAAATAATGGTAATTGTTCTCGTGTATCTATGACTAATTTAAACCCTGCCGGTATAACCGTTGGTTTAAACTGCCAGGCCTGGTCAAACCTTATCCTTGCTTTCTGCGAAATCAATAGTATGCTCCTGTGCTTCGGGTGGTACAAATAATTCGTACTTGTTACAAAAATTCAGTATCTTGACTCTTATCTCAATAGCTTTGGTATAATTACCGGATTTAAGATTGTATCTCATAGAATCTACCATATTATTCAATACATACTGTTTAGACGGTTTTAATCCTGCCTCAATCATTTTCTGTTTCAATATCGGGTATAACATAGGAATTATGGGGGGAATCGAACCCCCCGGAAAAGGAAAAACGGATTAACCTTTTCTGTAACCATACTAATTCTTTATACAACAGGATTAATAAGGAATTGCCTCATCAGGAAATGTGCCTTTTGGTACTGTTGGTGCTGGTCTTCCTACAGGTGCGGGTTTTCTCCCTGTTACTCCCGGACGTCCTGCAACTCCCGGTCTTGTTACCGTTGTTGCTGGTCTGGTTGCAGGTCTGGCTGGCGGTCTTGCTACCGGAATTGCTTTCTGAATTGCGGAAATCTTATCAATGCTACAATATTCTTTTCCGTCTCGGTTGTTAACAGAAGTTTCGATGGTGATTGTTCGTCCGGGTAACTTGATCATTAACGAATCAAGAATTTCTGTACAGAATAAATCATAATATCCGGATTCGTTTTGTGTTAACGTTAAATTAGGGAATAACTGGTCGAACTCATCAGCAAGCCCAGCACATACTAATACATCACACAATTTTTGCACTCCGAAATTGGTATGAAGTGGAATAAAAATCGTTCCTCTGGCTCCATTTTCCTCAGGAATAGGATCGTCTACCACTGAAAGAGGTAACATCCAACTGGACTTTTGTGTGGTCTCATTGGTTAATTCCTGAATACCTTCTTCGAACATCATTAAATGCGGTCCCGGCTGCGGTATTTGAAACTGTCCATAACTGGCTTCTGCTCTCCCTGTTTCTTTAATACTCATAGGATAATTCTCCTTGTAACAATACTACGTTATTTGATTGCTATACCGGTGATTTGAAATATTTTTAATCCAGGTATATCAGTTATTTGTTTTTTGATTATTGCGTCCATTATTACCTTGCGGTCGAGTGTTAAATATTCACGCGGAACTTCTCCGATATTCATTACTTCAAAAGTCCAGGTCTTTCGCAACGTGGTGCTCCCGGATTCCAAAATCTGAGTATTCGGACGTTCAAGAGATTTGACTTCATCTTCGGCAAGTTTAATCCGGTTGGTTGAATCCTGTTGCACTGCTTCTGATACACTACCCTGTACCATTGTTAACCGTCTTAACCGTTCTTGTTCTTCTTCGACTTTCCGCCGGGTTTCCGCTTCTGCTTCTAACCGCTTGAATTCAAGATAGTCTTCATAATCAACAATAAGCCTGCGGAATTTGTTTTCGGCATATTGGAAGTTAGCTTCAATCTCTTTGAAAAACTGGTTGATTGTGCAAACCTGGTCATTGAGCGGTTTAACCATTGTTTTGCGCTTGCCTTCCAATAGACTGATAATGTTCTTACAGTCTTTAAGAAAAACCAGCGCTCCGTTTTTTGTACTGTCGTCTATTAACACGATGTTGTTTGAATGGTTTGAATACCAATCGCCGGCTTGTTTCAACTTGTTGACCGATTCCTGAGACTGTAAATCAAGAATCTCAATGACGGTTGTAATAGCTGTGTACTTTCCGTTGTCTGTGGTCTCCATAGATTAATTCTCCTTAACTAAATGAAGTTGTTACTTTATTAAGTATACTAAACGTTTGTCTGTTGTTGGGTCCTATTGTAGCATTAAATAAAATACTGATATTGGATATTAGATATTTTTTACTTTTAAAACGGAAATCTGTATCGGAAATACTATAAATATGTATACTTTTATCAGGAAATGTAGCAGTACTTGATCTTGTTTTTCCGGTTTTATAATTTATTCTATATCCCCAATTATAAAAAACCGTTAAAAGTCTATCACCAGTTAAATTTGTCCATATAAAACCAGGTTCCACATATGGTTGGGGAAGACTAATATATGAATGTGGTATATTTACAAGAGGAAAAAGATGTGGAGTACCAATAGCCCTCGATGTAAGAAATTGACAACCAATAAACTCATCTGATGATTTATAAACAATGTCCCAAATTCCTTTTATATAATCAACTAATTGTAAATGGACATCTTTATAAAAATACTTTAATTTATTATGTTGAAAACCTATATCAGAAATTAAATAGAATCGCCTACTCTTATTAAAAAGATATGCGAAACTTGTTTTAACTCTTCCTGTCCGGCGATGGATAGTAAAATTCATAGATTCAAGAAAAGCTAAAAAATCATCATGATTCATTCTGGATAAATCTACATAATCGTCAAATTCGGCTACTAACATATTGTTCTCTTTAACTAAATTTAATTATTTTTTCTATATCAAGCGGTACCGGTGAGTACCCTCTTAACTTTGTACCGGTTAATTTGCAGAGAAAACTACCATCGCCTTCGAAATGTACGAATGGCGGATAAACTATTTCACTGGTGTAAATTTTGTTCTGTTCATCATATTTATACCTCGTATCTACCAATCCAACTAAATCGCAATATGATCCGATATTGCGACTGAAATCCTTACCTCTCAATGCAGGGCCGGCTTTCAGCGCTCGGTTGTACTTCGGGTTTTCTTCCAGCAGTGCGGTACATATTACGATGTAACCTTGCTGAGAAAGAATACCCAGTAAATTAAATAACCGTGTCATCTGTCCGGCAAGTCCACCGTACCCTTCAAGAGACAGTTTGGCGGAATCGGTAAGTTCTTTGCGCAGGGCCTTCCTTCCCTTTTCTTCTGTAACCTCAATTCGCTCGTCTATTATCTCATTGGAAAGCGAAACATTCATAAGATAGCTGAGCGAATCGATTACTATGGTTCGGACGGGTACCGGATTCTTTTCCCTCTCTCCTTTGTACCAGGTACTTACTGCCGGTTTATTCAGAAACTCCAATAAATCAAACCAGTTCTGATATAAACAAAAATCAATACATACACCCGGGCGGTCTGCTGCTATTAACCAACGCTCAGGGTCCCGCGGCTCAGTAACAATGTATTTGATAGGGTCGGGTGCTGTCTGTAATATAGACGTACTTTTGCCCACTCCCATCTCACCGTAGAGTAAAATAAATATGCCGTTGTTTTTCGGTTTACCATTTGGCTGATAAATATTCATAGATCATCTCTCTTTATGAAAAACTACATTCATCTATTATTACATTGTTTCTGGTAAATGCAACATGATAACTTCGTATGATGTTGCAGGGTGCAGGGAAAAGATCATTTATAATAGTTCTTATATCTAATAATTTAACTATACAGTGGGAATAAAAATCGCAAGCTGCACGAAAGGAATTTGAATCATAATATTGTTCTGATTCAAATATATTCTCATCGTAAGTATTATCTGCTGAAACAAAGCAGATTACTTCAAATATTCTGTCGTTTATAGTTTCCATTGAATTATCTCTCCTCTGTTTTTGTTACATAATAAATATCATCGCTTATCTCACCATCAGAAGAACACACCGGATAATATTTACATAACTGTCCATAGGCCCGGCAACCGGTCCGTTCTTCATAAAAATAGTCTACTCCACATTCAGCTATGGATTTTATTTCATTATGAATTACTGCTATATCATTGGCTAATCGGTCTAAGTGAAACTCATTACGATAGAATGTAAAACCATACATCCCTTTGTCCCGGTCTAAATTGAGAAAATAATGTTTGGGGCGAGAAAATATGTCCTTACGAACTCGTTCTCCATATTCCGCCGGTTCCTCTCCATCCTTCGGTTCCATAAACGGTACGCGGGTTATTTCCATCACACAGTACTGTAACGATTGGTTTAGTAAAAAATAAAGGGCAATCTGTGGGGAAATGGTGAATCGGTCGGAATAGAAATCGGGTTTGCCGGTAAGTTTAGATTCTACAAAATAACCGGTGTACAGACGGTCGATAATTCCTAATATGTAAAATTGTTCGTCTACTTTAATTCCACTGTTCAATACACTGAATAAATTTTTATATAACTCTATTTCACACCGGCAGGCAGTATCCGGTACAATAAATTGACAGTGAGCCGTATACAATGCTTTGATTTTCTGTATGTCCCAAGACTCAATTTCATAGTCTTTGATTAACTGTACCACATTGTCCATTGTACCAGCATTATGTATCACTTCCAACGTCTTATGCCAAAGAGCCCCGCGCTTCATTGTTGCCGGTAATTGAGAAGCATAAATTTCTAAACCGACTATGTTCCGCATATAATACAGCCGTTTACAAATATGCCAATCGGTAAGCTGTGAATTGCTTAGATATGGTTTCAACTCTCTCTCCTTATATTACTTCTGATTCATTGCCTGAAATGCAGTTACTTCGGTCTTCTTTGAGTTTAAATATTGGCGAACCTGATCCTTGGGAAATAATAGATGTTTACCCAATTTGAGAAATGGAAATTTTCCTTTGGATGTCAGCCAGTATAAGTAGCTGGATTTCCAGCCGGTTATTTGTAATATCTCAGTACGAGTGTAACAGTTGTTCTTATTCATTTATCCTTCTTATATTGATGTTCAAAATTATCTATCGCTTTTCTTTTATTAAATATATCTGTATGTATGTACTGTCGGGTAGTTTTAATATCTCTATGACCTAAAATTTCTTGTACAGTAGATAATTCTATTTTACAATCATTAATCAGATAACTGCAGAAACTGTGACGAAGAAAATGTACTCCTTTTTTTACATTGGTAGGAATCTGATTGTAGAATCCAGTACGCTTTAGTAACTGATGTACTGAATGTCCATAATTGTAAACTTTTCCGCCTGATGTTGAAACAAAAA